CGGCCTCGACCATCTTTGTGACGGCCGCATCGGTGGGGTCGATAGCCCGGAAGGTGCCCACGAGTGCACCCGTGTCAGTGGCCTTGCCCTCGACAAAGCGCACGCCGTAGATGCCACCGATCAGGTTGCGCACGTCCTTGCCTTTGCCTGCGATGTGGTCTGCATCGCTCTTGGCGAACACACGCACGCCCTCGAACTGGGGCACAGCTTCGCGCAGCGTGGCGTCGGGGTAGTAGTTGCGGTTGCCGCTGCGGCCCGCCTTGACGATGGTGACCTCAATGGCCCCATCGGCCGCCTCGCGGAACACCACCGAACCATCGGCCGCTACGGCTTCGCGCACGGCAGCCGCCACGGTGCTGGACGCACCAGCGGGGACGGTGGAGGCACTGCCCACGGGCGCATAGTCCGCCACCACCTCGGCCGCGTCGCCCAGCGCCACGGTGTTGTCGGCGGCCACGGTGTAGGCGTAGCTGTACAGGCGCCCCTTGAACGCCACGACCACACGGTCGGGCCAGATGCCGCGCACGTCCACGTAGTAGTCGCCATTGGCCGACAGGCGCAGCTTGTCGCGCACGGCCTGGCGCACCAGGTCGATGAGCTGGCCGTACTCGGTGGTCACCGCCTCGGTCATGCGCGCGTAGCCGGTGCCAGCGGGGATGAGCTTGATGGGCATGGCCGCTTACTCGTCCTGGCCCAGGCTGGAGAGCTTCTGTCCGTCGCGCGTCACGACGACGACGTGCGTGCCGTAGTCGCGCACGGCGAGAACTTCATCGGCCTTGATGGGGATGCGCTTTTCGCGGGGCGCCTTGGCGGGCTTGCCGTCCTCGCCCTTTACGTCCGCGAACTCGACCACCTTGCGCTGTACGCGCTTGGCGGCCTCTGCGAAGGTCTGTTCTTGGGACTTGGCCTTGTCGGCCGCGTCCTGCTTTGTCGGGTCGGGCATGCATCACTCCATCCAGGTATGCCGCGAGGCGGCGTTGCGATGGAGTGACTGTGCCGATGGGGGTACAAATAACTAAGGCCGACATGGGTCGGCCTCGGATGGCGGGAGAGGGTTATCAGGCTACCACGCGAGCTTCGGTGGTGGCGGATTCACCGGAATCGGGCGACACTTCCAGGCCACGCCAACCGAGGAGCTACGTACATGGATGACAAGCACGCCAACGACGACCAGCAAACCAAGGAACTGGATCAGCAGTACGCGCTTTTCAGGCTATGGCTTATATCGCCCCAGGCGCAGGTCAATCCACACCTCGGCCCAGAGGCTATGATCGAGGAAGCGATGTGGATGGCCTGGAAGGAAGGGTACCGCTATGGCAAGCACCAGAAGAACCCGGCGCGAACCAAGTAGCAACCCAATGCATTTAAACCCAATTTAAATCGCCCGCCAAGCCCGCCCGGCGCGCATGCCAAGGGGGTAGGCGCCTCAAGGGCGCCTAATGCGCCAGAGCGGCCTCTTTTTCAGTCTCCTTCTGGATCACTGCTTCGCCCTCGCGCCGCCCCCCGGCTTTTTTCGCGGCCTGGTCGAGCGCCGCCTTGCGGCCATCGAGCTTCAGCTCCAGCTCGCTGAACGGCTTGGCCCCCGGTGTCATCACCTTCCAGTGCTTCATCCAGGGCAGGCTGATGCACCCGCAGTGGATCACCTGCTCGGGCGGGGCCTTCGGGTCGTGCGGGCACTGCATCAGATCCATGCCGCCCCCTGGGTTCGGTACCTTGAAGGGTTTGCCTACCTCCACCACCCGGCCGTCCATCAGGTCGTGGTTCCAGCGGCTGTGAATCTTGCCGCTGCGCCGCCACTGCTTGCACAGGCCGGGCACCAGCTCTGCGGCTTGCTCCAGGCGCCCGTTGGCCGCCATGGCAAAGGCCCGGCTCACTTCGGTGTGGACGATGGCCGTGGCACGCCGGGGCGACTCGCCCTCCAGCAGCGCCTGCACCTGCTTGATGGCAGCGAACGGCGTTTGCCCGCCGATGGTGACCAGGCCGAGCTGGCGGCCGATCTTGCGCAATGCCTCCTGCCCCACGTCTTTCAGGCGCAGCGTGCCGAACGCCTTCATCTGCTTGAGCACGCCCACGTCGAGCTGCGCCAGGCGCAGTTCCACGGCCTGGCCGATCAGGGCCAGGGGCTTGTCGATGATGTCCTCGCCCGCGCGCCAGGCGCCATCCATGCGCAGCCCGAACAGCACCCCCGCCTTGCCGGAGGCCCCTTCCAGCACGTCCTCGATCTGGCCCAGCAGGCGCGAGAGCTGCCACTGCTGCCAGTCGCTGGGCAGGCCCGCCAGCGTGGCCAGGATCTGGGTGCGCGCGTCCTTGAGGATCTGCAGCACCTCGGTCTGCCCGGCCAGCAGGTCGCGCGCGCGCTCGCGCAGGCGCCGGGCCAGTTCGGCCTCGAAAGCCTTGTCGGGCTTGCCCTGGGGGTCAGTCTTTTTGGGCATCGGCAGCGGCATCGGCAGCGCCTGCTGGCAGTTGGAATACATCCTCGGCCGCACGTTCGGCCTTGCGCTGGGCAGCTTCGGCACGGGCCGCAGCCAGCTCGGTCTTGGCGTCAAAGTCCTGGCCGAAGCGCTGGGCCACGTCGGCGATGATCTTGAGGGCTGTTTCCTCGGTGAGCAGCCCGGCCTCGATCATCTGGATCACGGCAGCGGTCACCGCCTGCATGGCGCTGGCGAATTTGGTGATGTCGCGGTTGAGCAGTTCGGGGAAGACGGCCGTCACCTGCCATTTGTCATTCGCCCAGTTGGGCTTTTCGTCACGGGTGCGCGCGGCGCACCAGAGCACGTAGCGGCCGATCTCCTCCAGCATGCGCTTTAAAAAGCCCTGGCGCATGCTGTACATCTTGAAAGTCGGCTCGCCCATCTCGCTGGCGGCGGCGCGGTTGACGTCGCCCCCGCCGCCGAACCAGTGCTCGGGCACCGTGGCACCGCCCAGCACGTGGTTGCGCAGCAGCCGGGCGCTCTGGCTGGTGTCGGCCGCCTGCAGGCCGGGCGTCTTGGGCTCCAGCTTGACCTGGTCGTTGTGCACGAACACGCTGTTGGGGCCGGGCGGCACGAATTCCTTCTCGTACTTCTTGACCGCGGCATCGTCGGCGCCCGTCATGGTGATGTCCCAGACGAAGCGCCGCAGGTAGTCGATGCGGTCCAGCTCCGAGAACAGGAAATCGTCGTAGGCGTCCAGCCAGTCCATCTGCCCCAGCAGGTCGGAGCGGCCCCGGCTGCCGTTGGGAAACTTGTTGAGCTGGAACAGCAGCACCTCGCCATCGCCGAAGTCTTCGGCGCGGATGCGCTGGGTGCGCTCGCTGAACAGCTCCGCATCCTCGCCCAGCACGATCACGCGGTACTTGTACTGCCGCCCCCGGTTGTCGCGCTTGGTGACCACGCCGATGGGCTGCTCGGGGTTGTCGGGGTCGTTGACCACCGTGGCGATCTGGCGCGGGTCCAGGTAGCCCAGGCGCACGAAGCCATCGCCGTCGCGCACGTTGGCGATGTAGCACTGCTCGCCCAGCAGCCCCAGGGCGCGCACGCGCTGCTCCAGCTTCATGGGCCAGTTGTTGATGGGGTCGGACCAGAAGGCGTTGAGCTGCGCCTGGTGCTCGTCATCCACGCACTGCAGCGCCACGCCCTCGGCCAGCAGGTAGGCCAGCGGCAGCTCCACCAGGCGGTTGGCAAGCAGGTTGCTCTGCCACAGGTACTCGGCGAGCTTCTGCATGCGATCCTGGGCCATGGGCTCCAGGTCGCGCTCGTTCATGCTCGCCAGGCCGTCGCCCGAGAGGCGGCGCCAGCCCGCATCGTCGTCGCGGTCGCCCTGGGCTGCTGCGGCCTCGCGCACGGGCTGGGGCGCGGGTGAGGGCACGGGTGCGGCATCGGCGGCATGGACGTAGCCCACGGCCTCCAGCAGTCTTTTAAAGACTCCCATGGGTCAGCCCTCCGCGTCCAGCTCTGCGCCCACCAGAGCCATGGCCATGAGGCCGTGGTCGTTGTGCGCCTTGACGACTTCACGCAGTTTGGCGGCGGCCAGCTCCACGCCCTGGCGGTCGGCGTCGGGTAGGGCATAGATGGCGCCACGGATCACGAGCAGTAGTTGTTGTGCTTCGGTCATGAGGGTCTCCGGAACATGCGCGCGGCCTGGCGCGCGTAGCGCTCTCGCGCGGTCTTGGGTTGGTGGGTATTGCCGCCCTGGGCCGCCGCAGCGATGCCGCCTGTCACGCACAGCATCCAGAGCATCTGCACCATGTCGGGGCCGTCGTCGTGGTCGGCCTTGGGGAAGTGGCGGAATTGGTCGATTAGCGTGGTCTGGCTGCTGTGCAGCCGGATCAGGCCGTTGTGCATGTGCGGCTGTAGGCTCTCGATGCGCAGCAGCTTGTCGCTGATCGGAATCAGCGCGCGGGCGGGCACAGGCACGCCCAGCAGCGCGCTGCGCTTGACCAGCTCGGTGCGCAGGAATTCCTGGAACTGCACGCTCTCGAAGCCCCAGACGATGCAGCAGTACTCGCGCTGCATCTCGATCACGTCGCTGATGATGCGGTCGGGCACGCGCTTCTTGATGGCCGCCTCCACCACGTCCATCACGCCCGTCTCGCGGTTGTAGCCGCCCACGCCGATGGCGCTGGGGTCGCGGCTGTTGCCCGCCTTGCCCAGGCTGGGGTCGCACGCGCCGTAGAAAATCCACTCGGCCAGGCGGTTGACCCAGAAGCGGATGGAGTTCGCAAAAGGCGCGTCGTCGCCCGCCACCGGGTCGTTCTGCTGCTCGCTGTCGAACGCGGCATGGCCTTCACGCGCGCGGCGGATCATGAGCTTGACCAGGGGGCGCAGCGCAGGCCAGCTCACCTGGGCGCCCTTGTCCATCTCGGCTTGGCTGGAGTGATACAGCGCCATGGCTGCGGCCTCGCCCTTCTGCGGGTTCTCGCCACCCAGCAGCAGGCCCTCGAACTGCTCCCACAGATCCATGCGGTCAGGCCATTGCAGGATGGCTTTAAAGACCTTGTGGTTCCACAGCGGGTTCTTCAGGAAGCGGGCAAGCACGCTGTCGTAGTGCAGCACCGTGCCGATCAGGATGGCGTGCATGGAGTCATCAGGCGGGCCGAGCGAGAGCACGCTTTTCGTGACGAACGCCTGCAGCTTGTCGCGCTGCGCGGGCGTGTTCACGTTCTCATCGTTCTCGATGTCATCCATGATCGCCAGTTGCGGGCGATAGGCGCCATGGCGGCGGCCCCGGATTTTCTTGCTGCTGCCAAACCCTTCGATCTTGCGGCCGTTGGCCGTGACGATCACGCCCGCGCGCCAGACCTTGCCCTGGCCTGCCGCTTCGGGGAAGTCGCTGGCGATGCGCGGGTTGGCCTCCAGCTCGGCCTTGATGGCTTCGAGCATCTCGGCGGCCTGCTCGAAGGCATCCATGATGATGACGATGTACCAAAGCCACCCGGTGACCACGCACCAGGTCACAAAGGACATGCTCACCTTCGTGGACTTGGCCTCGCCGCGAGGGGCTGCAGTTGCATCCCGTTGCCCGGAGCTGCTGTTGATGATCTCGGGCAGGCGCTGGTACAGGTACTTGTGCAGCTCGCTGGGCTCGGCCTTTCCATAGTGGGGAAAGTAGTGGCGATCCCAGTACTCGAAGCCGCTCACCGGGTCGCAGACCAGGCGGCGGCGCTCGGCGATGGCCTCGGGCGACACGTCCCAACCATCCATGTCGGCGTCGATCTGGCGGCGCAGATCGTCGGCCAGGGCGGCGAGGCCAGCGAGGAAATCCTTGGTGCTCTTCGCCATATCAGTGTTCCGGGCTGGTGCCCTTTAGGGGATATGGCCCAGCCTCATTGCCCAGCACGGCCACGGGGCCACAGGCATGGAGCTGTGCCGAGAACTGAGCCTCAGCTTCGCGCCGCGTGTCATCGCTGCCCATGGCGCAGCCAAAGCAAATGGCCGCACCACCCTTGCCGTAGGGCCGGGTTTCCTTTTCTTCACCACAGGTTGCACAGCGCATGACTAACGCACCTTCGCCAGCTCTTCGCCAAACGGCTCCAGCATCTCGGCCAGGGCGGCCAGGTGCTGCGGATACTTCGCCTTGGCGAACGTCACGAAGCGCTGCAGCACGTCGATCTGCACCGCCTGGCGGTCCAGCTCGGGGTTGAGGCGCTTGAAGCTCGCCATGGTCTTGTTGAAGCTGTCGCTCATGCTGGCGAGGGTCTCGGCGCGATCCCGCGGCCCCATGCCTTCGGTGTCGCGCAGCAAGTCCATGGTGGCCTGGTGCTGCACCAGGTAGTCTTCGAGCAGCTTCTTGCCCAGGCTGGCGAAGTTGTCGTCGCCCAGGGCCACGGCGGCGCGCACAGTGTCCCAGTCGTCGCCCTTGTCCGCGGCCTCCTGCTTCCAGCGGTTGCCCGTGCTGCGCGGCACGCCCAGCTTCTTGCAGGCGGTCTCCATCGGCAGGCGCTGGAAAACGTACAGGCCCCGGAGCTGCGTGCGTTTTTCGCCTGGGTGTGCCATCAGTTCCCCAGGCCAGGGCCGCCGCCGCGCACGAACTGCTTGATGCCTTCCACGATCAGCGCCGTGCCCACGGCAACCGCGCCGCCCGACACGGCGCCTGCCACGGCGGCCTTCTTCTCGACTTCGCGCAGGCGCGTGTCGAGCCCGTTGTAGTGCTCTTCCATGCGCTGCTCCATCCGGTCCATGCGCCGGTTTTGCTGGTCCTGGCCGTCCTTCAAGGACTGCACCATGCCGTG